TATGCACTCTCTCTCGGGGCTTGGTGTGGCTCGAGTAATGCAGGCCGACTCGTCTGGGGGGAGAACCGCCATACACTCCTTGCAATGCTGGAGTGTACTCGCAAAAATAAACGCCCCATTACGACCCGAGTCTATAACAGAAACAAGGTAGGCCATGATATTGGCTGTGGCTCTGTGGGATATCTTGATCACATCAGCCAATTCTTTCTGGTTGAACTTGCCCATTGAGTTTACTTTGAGCGCTGAGAAGTTCAGGGAGTCGACACGTGGCATCTGGAAGACGGGCTTTGTTAGATAATTGCGCTCAATAAGCCAACTCGCGGAAATATTGCAGATGCGCTCTTTAAATAGCTGATTTTCACCAACAATAGAGGTGTTTTTACCCCTATACGGGGTCCCGGTTAAACCGAGTATTCTGTAGTTGTATTGATTTGCTTGCGCCATCAGGCCAAAATGGTTCAACACACGCATGTACATTGTTTCGCTTTGCTGGGGAGATATATTGTGGCATTCATCAACAATTATAATATTAAATGGGCAGCGGCTGATATCCTTTTTTTTCTTGATATCGCTCAAAACGCTATTGGGCGTACCGAATATGACTGGATTGGTAGTCTCTTTGGTGTTGAGGGCAGCACAATAAATACCGCCCTTTCCGCCTTGGAGCTGATACGTCTCATGATTTTGGCGTATCAGGGTAGAGCTCATAGTAAGGCAGAGGCAGCGCCAACCCTTGGCAACTAACGCAAGCAAGACCTCGGATATAATCACACTTTTCCCGCTCCCAACCGATGAGACCACCAGCAGAGGGTGCGTTACCTCATCTATCTTGGATAGCGTTCGGTCGACGATTATTTTCTGATAGGGCCTAAGTGTTAGCATGCGCTGCCTTGGCTTTTAGGTACGCTTCATGGGCTTCTTCTGGGGTGTCGAAGGTTCCTAGGTGCGCTGTTTTACCGTTGCGATGAAGCTGGGCACTAAATCGTTTTTTGTTTTTATGCACGCCTTGAAACCCCGTAGTGTTTAGTCTTGGATTTTTGTCATCGTGCTCTCTACGCTCACGCAAGTTCTCTATCCTAAAATTAAACGGATTTTTATCTTCAAATATTATCGCGGTGGGGAGATGCTTATTAAGGAATAAAAAAATTGCTTTCTCTTTCCTTATCTTGAATATAACACCCTCAACCATCAGCTCGACATTAAACACAGGTCTACCACTGGCCGAATAATAAGTCGGGGATGCGCCAAGTGGTGCGCCCTTTTTCCTCCACCCTCGCGTGTCTTTGGCTACCAAATCTCCGTCTATGTAATCATAATGCTCGTGTAAATGATTGTAAATTGAGTCCACTTCTTCGTCAGTCATTACGATACCTAAACAATAAAAAAATGAGGAAGGTCATGAAAGTCTTTTACTAGCTCAGTATAAGCCGGTATCCAGACGTCCCTTCGGTACTTCTCTTTTTCTATATCTTCTAACTGCTCATAAAGCTCCGTTTTAAGTCTAGAAATGCGGTCAACGTAATCGACGTAAGGCTCATAACCCTGGTCCATGCTATGCTGGATGCTAACTAATGACCTATGCTGGATGCTAACTAATGACTCTCTAATCTCTTCAGCTCTCTTTGTGGCCCAACTGAGATTGTAGGAATTAAACTCATGACAGTGAGGGATTACACATCTCCGCAACTCATTATTATCTTGCCATAAAATATGCCAAAAATGATTGTGCGTTTTATCTTTATCATCTCCAAAAAATATATTTAAACTACCCCACGCAATTCCTTTTAAACAAAAGTTTTCCATATCTACAATATCTTCAGTTTTAATCTGTCGAAGAATGGTGTTTTTTAAGTTTTTAGAGCCTAAGGTAACTACATTTATTCCCACTTCCATGGTTCTAATACCCAGCTTATCTGGCTTCACTTCAGCGCTCATCACTCCACCTCATGACACACATCTCTAAATTTACACATCCGGCAGCTCATGTAATACGGCGAGCTGTTCACACGCGGTAACGGATCGTCATTCTCATGCACTAACACCGCCCGCATCTTTAAGTGCGAATAATACTCAGCGTCAAACATCACCTGCTCATCATGCAACTCGCTCGTGTCTTTGTTCATGCAAATCACATAAGCAGTAGAGAGACCCGACATGCCCATGTAAGCCTGGACTTGCGCGTAATATCGTTGCGACCACTTCTTCAAACCCTTATTAACGAACAGCTTGTAACTAGAATCTCTGGCGGTCTTTATCTCGATAATGGCATCCTCATCCTTCCAAATGGCATCACAATGACCCTGAAGGTAAGGCACATCTTTGTCGGAATACTTGAGCTGATGGTTAACATCAGCAGGCAAAATAAGATTGAGGCCTGCATCTTGTAAGGCATCAGTAAGTAAACCCTCCAAACGCTTGCCAATATTGAATGTGCGTTGAAGCTTGCTCGAAACTAACGCGCCTTGAATGCCATGGTACTCATACCAGATTTGTCGCAAGCAATCAGAGCCTATTCCGCTCGCTCCAACATAATCCCTTCTGGTTTCACGTGAAACATTCATTGCTTTATCAACCAATTTCGTTAAACGTCCTGTTGTCATGATGGCCCTTTTTATACTTGTTATTTTTGGGAGTATCACCAGTCACCGATATCTTTTTGTTTGGTTCATGGGAGGGTGAGACAACCTTAACTTTCATCATCACCCCCTCCTCATCCTAAAAAGGGATGTCTGAATCAGCTATTTCCTCCTGAAGCTTCCTATTTCGTGAGAAAGCAGTTTCTACATGACTCTCAATATGCTTCACTTCAGCTTTAACGCCAACTTCATCTTCAAATCCAACCGGGGAAAATACCTCAGAGACGAAATTACCATCCATCATGCCCGAACCATCTTTTTTAGGCATAGACCACTCTCTAACCTTAATGCCCAGTATATTTCCTACCATTGGCTTTAAATCCTGTGCGGAGGGAGCCTCGGCATGCGGCGGCTTGAATTTGCATAAATCCATAACCAGCTTCAACATGTTTAAATTTCTATCAATCTGTGCTGGATTACCATCAAAACATTTAATCTTCTGCGTCACCTGTCTGTTTTTGAATTCCACCGGGGACGTTAACTTCCATGTTATTTGGTAGAATTTCATTGCAGGCGCATAGTCTGTCTGCTCTTTGCTTACTAACTCAAACGCATGTATTTCCGCATGAGCCATAGTATTTTCTGGGATTATGGTGAAGTCACCCGCAAACGCCTTGCTTGATTCACCTGTTATCTTCTCTCCCGAACCGCTTCTCCAAAATTCAGACATCTTGCTCTCCTTTGTTGTAGGCTTTAATCACCTTGATTATTTGGTACAAATCATTATCAACTTTCAAATCATCAAAACATCCCATCGGCGTCTTGCACGTATGCTGACCATCGCTATTAGTCAGAAAGAAGTAGTTTCCCTCAGACGTTAATGCATGAAACACATACGTAAACGTGCCCTCAATATTGACGTAGTTGTCGATGGCCTTGCCGATGGTTTTACATTTGTGTTTGCCACTTGCGTCAATCTCAGTATGCATAATTACTATACACGTCAAGTCTTCGCGCATGGCTTGGATGGCCTGGAAGACACCAAATGTTTCACGGGCTATATCGCTAAATTTTCCGAAACCGTTAATGTGGCATTTAGCCATAAAGCTATGTGATATGGTGAACCCAAAGTCGTCCAAAACCAGGTATTTAATCTCTGGTCGCTCATCGTTAACCTTTTTGATTAACCTTTGAATCTTGAGCGGGTCATCACTGGCGTAATAATTGCCTGACAATCCATCTTGCGACAAAGGTTTATATTTTGATTGCGCCCCTCTAAACGGGAAGGGTTTTCCTAAAACATTAATTACCAGCGTTTCTTCTGGCGGTAAGTTGCGCAGGCTCGTTGACTTACCTGTGCCTGACTCACCTAAAATAAGTACACTATTGGCCATCATCATCCTTAACATGCGTCTGAAATATTAACACTAGCCTTGCCTGGCTTCTTCGTGATTAACTCAAGGAGAGCGTCGCGAACTGATCGCGGGGCAACAGCCAAATAATCCTCGCACAGCATTTTATCCACCCGATAACTCGTGGCGGGCGTGATTGGATTGAACTCTTCCGGTAAATATACGTCATTGCTCTCGTACTTCTTTTTGTCTAAACTGTAAATCATCGGCGTTTTAACTGTGATCTTATACAGCCCCACTGTATACGACCTTTCACCCTCGTGTGCGTGGCCTATTGAACCAATAATGCACTCCGTTAATGCCTCTTTTTCAGCTAACAACTGAGCCAACTTTTTATTAACTTTCTTCAGCTGCACAATGCTAGAATCTAACACCTCAACCCTGTCATTTACTTCAATCTGTTGTCTCATGTCATCCTCTTTACATTATATTGTCTACGCGGGATAGCGTGAGACCATACTAGCAAGTGATTGTTAAGTTGTCAACGATTTGTTACACTATTAACATAGAAAGGAGGCAGTATGACGCTAGATGAAGTGAGAGAGTATTACGGTAATTGTCATCGGTTCGCTAAGCGCACACGTATGTCATCGAGCAGTTTTTTAAATTGGGTCAAGTCCGGCTACGTACCTATTATAAGCCAGCATAAACTTGAGATCCTAACGAACGGGGAGTTAATCGCCAAATTAAGAGATACTCCGTTTGAACAGCGCGTGAAGGCCCCGCGATGAAGAAAAACATCGTGGGCTTAATCGTGGGCATGGCGTTAATTATTGGTGGCGTTTATAGTAATCACACACATGGAGCAGTTATAGTGATAATTCCTGAGGTTAGTTCGTCACTAAAGATTGACGGGATGCATGATTTCTTAGACGCGATTGAACTGGAGTTGGATTCTGGCGATCCGGTAAACATTGCGGTGGCAACCCGAATCCTCGATGAGCTTTACGCTTTTTTTACAGAAGAGCTTCCAGGGGCTGCCTTGTCACAATTGTTAGAAGAAGGAGGTTAGTGTTAGGATAAGCTCCTGGAAACAAAAAGGATTTCTATGCCGCCAGACCTTCTCCATGCGTTATCAGCCGAAGTTGCTGAGTCATTAGAGCACTCGCTGCATGAGTGCGAGGAGATGTGCTGGCTTGCAATTCCACAATTACATATTCTTGAGCAGGCGTTAACACGCGCTTACAATGAAGGGATTAGAAGTACCGAAGAAGAGGTTTAGCCCCAGAGTATTGCGAGTACCATGGAGCCTAAATAACGCACAAACTTTAGATGAGGAATGCGCTAAATATGAGCACAGTATATCACCAAAAACAAAATAATCCAACAATTACTATGCCCAAACTTGCTATATTTTTTTATGCGACTAATCGTAGGCTTCGTTGCGCCTTAAATTTTACGGAGCTAATTAAGGGTTCAGGTGTCGCAGGTGTTTTGGTATTTTTTTTAAACTCAAGTTTCAGGGAGATATAATAGAGTGAATAGATTAAATTTTGCATTAAGTGACATGGAAACGAAAATTGGGCTCGTCCCAAATGATACGCGACAAATTCGCGGCAACATCACCGGTGATTATGAGCGATTTACCATCCAGGGTGAGTCCACCAGCAAGCGCTCAGGCGCAATTATATTTTTTGATGATGGCGGTTACTGGGCTATGAACCACAAAACCGCTGAGACGTGCTCAGGCCACCCCGACCGCAAGCATCGCAGCGCATTCATCCCCAAGCAGCCTAACCTTAAAGCCCAAGTCGAGCGCGCTCAATCTCAAGACTATTATCGAAAGGAAGCGAGACACTTATACACGAACGGTCACCCGGTGGATGTCACGTTTCTGGATGGGCATCCGTATCTTAACCGCAAAGAAATTTCATCATCAGGCATCTTAAGTTGCCAAGACTGCCGCATGGAATACCGACGAGACTGGCTCATGTTCCCGCTGCTTGATGATAAGGGCATGGCCAATATACAATTTATTTCCAAAGAGGGTAAAAAAAGATTCATGAAGGGCGCCAAGAAAAAAGGCACGTTCGGCATGTTTGGTTTATATCAAAAACGAATGCCGGTGATAATGGCTGAAGGCGCTGCAACCGCTCGCACATTGTATGACATTTTAAAAATGCCTGTATTCTTTGGTATTGATGCCGGAAATCTCACGCATGCTTTAGCAACTATTATCTCTAAATTTGAAATCGATACGCGCGTCACTAAGGTGACAATTGCCGCCGACTATGATGAGAATGGCGTAGGTGAGAAAAATGCCACGAAAGCGTTGAAA